TCACTATTAACACATTTGGAATCAGGACAAAAAGCCAAATTTGTCCACTTCCCGATTACAACGGCTTTGCCACACATACCGCATTTAATTTTGCCGCTACGTATTGGCTTTGTATCAGACACGGAAATCAACCCAACGGTCTGCGGCGGCGAGTAAGTTGTCGTAATCGCCACTCATTGAGTCCATTGTGTATTGGCTGATTTCTTCCTTAGTAGCGCCAGCGGCGCGTAGTGCTTTTGTAACGCGCGCCATAATTGCGAACGCGTTGCCATCTGGACCATCAATGTCCATTTCTACGATTACATTTGGATACTTTGGTGTGCTTGTTGTTTTAGGCATTTGTTCTGTCCATTTCTGTTGTAGTTGGTGTTACATATGATTCAACTTCTACTAAAGCGCCGTAATACGTTGCTCTAATTTGGTTGATTGTTACGTTGTAGTGCTTTTGATTGTCGTGCTGGCTAAATGCTTCTATCTTTTTTAGCCATTGAAGTGGCGTAATAGTAAAAACGTTACTGAACATACCAATACGTTTTTCAATATCGCCAAACGTCATTAAATACGGATTGCATTCGTCTGTGTCCTTGTCGTATTTAGTAACTAACGCGCCAAATAACTCTGTTACTTTTGTTCTTGCATAAAAGTCGGCTACGTTTTTTGGCTTTAGGCTGCCAATATCGTTAGACATTGTTGCCCATATCAAGGCGTTGGTAATAGCCCATTCGCCGTTTTCTTCTTCTTGAATTGCTTCGCGGTTCTTACAGTTTGTGATATCCCAATCTAGTGACATTGTTATGCCGCCTTTCGTGTCTTAGTTGTTTTTACTAACTTGCCATTTTCGTCACGCTTGCCGTCCACTATGTCTTGAATAAAATCCTCAAAACGTTCTGAATCAAAACGTGGATTTACTTCTTGCTCGTTGCGCTTGTATGTATAGATTGCTGTCCAATATCCAGCCATCATTGTTGCGAAGTAATAAACCTGTGCTGGGTCAGTTGCTTGGTTTTTACTGTTGTTAAGTGTTACTAGATTTTTTGCGAACTTGATTGCGATTGCGTCATACTTTTTTGCCATTTTGCTGTCCTTTGTTTGTAGTTGATGGCTGTCCTCATCAGTAACTATTCGCCAAATAGTTATATCGCGCCGCCTTTTAGTGACGGCGCGATTTCGGATTTATTGCTGTCCATAGTTAGTTATGTTCTAAGGCTGGTTCGCCATTGGGTCCTTCACCGCTATCAAATAACTTCCAATCGGTGTCACACGCTCGGCATTTCTGCGTCTTGGCGTCCGATTATCCGTTACAACTTCACGGTGGGTCACAAACTTGCCAAAAGTGTTACATCGCCGCCGATTCGGTCACGTGACGATTACCAAACTATTGCCTAATTCGTTACATCTGCCATTAACTGGTACTGCGTAACGTTGTGCTGGCTGGTTTGGACTTTGGTAGTTTTGCTGGCTACATATTGAATTGTGGCGCGCTACTAACAACAGCGCCACAAATTCTTGCCTTCTCTATGTCAATAAATGCCAAAAGTTGCCGTCACACAAGTGCCGCCCCTAAGGGAGTTTTTCACGGATTGTTACACCGATTTTTGGTCATTTATTTAGTTATCAATTTACGGTGACGTAACTTAATCAACTTGTACGCGTACGCGTGGACGAGTTTTTCAGAAAGTCATATTTAGTTATGAGAGAAGTATAACAGATAAAGCCTCACGCTACTTTTAACGCGTTATTTAGAGCGTTACTAAAAACATTTAAATGGCACGTAAATGTGCGCGTGTGCGCACGTGGCGGTTTAATTAATTGGCATTAGTTAGGGGCATTACGGCGGCGAATCGGCGGAACAACTGCGCACATTTTTTTATTTGCGCCTGCACGCCAAACAAATGCGTCCGCGCCTGCCTGCAATACGCACAGTATTGGCGGCGGTGTATTCGTGACCATTAGAACAATGTGTACGAGCGCCACGTGCTTGTACGTGCAAACTTCTTTTAATGTTTTCTGATTGCGTAATTGCTTGTAAATGTGCTGGATTAACGCAACTGGTTTGGCGGCATATGTGGTCAATAACAAAACCATCGGGTATTGCGCCGTTAAAATGTAGATAAGACCATTTATGTGCGGTGATTGACCGCCTATTTGTGTCAGTAAATATGCCGTAGCCGCTTTTTAATTTAGAGGCTGTCCATATCCAGCAACCATCGCCATTAACGGCGTATTTGGCGTGGAAACGGCTTAGTATGGACATAAATGAAGCCTAGCGGCGCGACTTCCCCTTTCGCAACCGCTAGGCAACTTTATTTATTGCGGCGTATTACGCATTTTTGCCAAAAGCAGAGTCTTTTGGATTTAAGAAACGCGCAAGAGTTGGTAGCGCGCCAGCCCATAGTGCATTTGCTACGGCTTTCCAATCTGCGCCACTTAAATCAAGCGGTGAGCCGTAACTCTTTACTGCCATTACTGTTACAACAGCGCCGATTAGTGCGCCAATTGCGTTACGTACGTAACTATTTATCATTGCTTTATTCATATTTACTCCTTTGGACGTGCAACTGCCATAATTGTTTGATAGTTGCGCTTTTTCAAGTAGAAGCCATCGCCGTTTGATTGGCTACCGCTTTTACCCGAACTTGTGTTGCCTTCATATACTTGCAAAGTCTTTAGAGTTGTATTGTGCGAGCGCACAATTCCCACGTGGTCAGCCTGTGCGTCCTCATCAAACTGGAAAAACACTAAATCGCCACGTTTTGCCTGACCGATTGGCACTATTTGATTATTTTTAGTTAAATATTTAAGCCAAGCGTCACAAGAAGCAAAACCTTTTTTAGTGTTAGCAACTGACGCAATTGCGCCTGAATCAAAATACATCTTGCTGGCACTCATCGCACACCAAGGCTGATTGTTAAGCCCATACCATTTGCCAAACGTTGTATCGTTATTTGCGCCTTCTGTATAGCCAACAGAAGCCTCGCAAAGTTCCATTAGTTTCTTAATGTCCATCTTCCGTTACTTCCTTATCTGTTGGTGGCTTAGGCTTAGATTTTAACCCATTTGCACTCAATATTCCTGAAAGAGTGCCAGTTAAAAACACGCAAAGAGTTGATACTAAATCAATAAATGCCGCGTCATTAGGCGCTTGCGTCATTGGTTGCGTTACAAAAACAAGTGCATATAACATTGCAAACACAGAGCCACTAAATACAAGCGCAAGCATTATGCCTATAACAACGATTAAACGTGCGTGTAATTCTTCAGGCGTTAGTCTTTTTCTAGCCATTATCGGTTTCCACATCAGGTAGTAAGTCTTTGGTGCATTGACCAAGCGCCTCGCATTGCGGCGGATTGCACTCAGGTTTCTGCCAGTTTTCATATTCTTGGCAAGGGTATCTAGTGTAACCCTGATAACTGCAACCAGTTAAAAGTAATGTGCTTATTAGCCCCCCAATAAGCCATTTAATTTTTACTCATTTCTATCTCCATTAAAGTGTCGCCTGATTTAACTTGTGCCATATTGTGCCATTCCAATACACCAAATGTTCGGAATCTAAGTCATAAAAAATGTCACCTACACGCGGATTGCTTGGCGTATCAGTAGAAAAATCAACACTTGGCGCGGTAAATCGTTGTGCTGTTTCTAATTTAGCAAGACGGTTATATATGTCCTGAAACATTGTTTTTAACTCAGGCGGTTGATTGATATATGCCATAGCCGTTCCTTAGTTGGTAGTAATCGTTAGAGTAATTGTTACACGTTCAGGACCATCTTCGCCCGGAAGTACGTTAAGTCCAACAATACGATAAACAGCGTCCAAGCCTTGTGGAAATCTTTCGTCTTGAATAATAAGCCGTGCGTCATCGCCTATTGCATAAGTACCAAATTGCGGCTCAACAAATGCAGGCACAACCACACTAATAATTGGTGGCGGAGTAGCAAGCGCCTGTACTTGCGCCAAAGCAAGTTCATTAAGCACAGTTTGGTCTGTAATATCAGAATAAGAAACTGTTACATCTAACAATGGGAATCCAGCGGTAATAGACGCGGCGTCCTGTGCATTGGCGCGTAATTTACCTTCATTAGAGCCTGCGCCTGTAACGTAAAGATTATTAGAAACAATTGAACCATCTTCGGGATATCCATACTCAACAATGTTTCCTGCGGGAAAAATAAATACAGGCGTTTGTAAATCACCTACGCCTGAATCAACGTTACCTGTGCGCGGATAACCAAGCACTAACGTTTTCTTTGGTTCAAACGTTACATTGTCATATTCCACTTTAATATTAAAATCAAAACCATCATCTTGTTTTGATAAATCTTGTATAGCCGCATAAACATTTTTGTATTCGTAATCGTAATAAACGCGGTCAATTAACACGCCTGAAGTTTCGGCATTAGTTATAACGCCAATGTCGCCACTAGGCAAAGCCTGTGCGTTGTCTATAAGAGTTCGCGCAATAAGTAATTGGTCGGCATTAGTAAATGCCTCTGTTGTTGAGATAAGGCGGTGTTCAAAATAAGACTCAAATTCTCTTGCTGTAATTGATAAAATTTGGTCGGCGCTGTTGTAGGAACGTGACCAAATAACGCCACCCCACACCAAAATGCCGTTTCTATCTACATAAATGGCGTTACGTGTTGGCTGTGTTGAGGCGTCCACGTTATAGCCAAATGTATTAACGCCCGACAAAAGTAAATGTGCGCTAAACGCGCCAGCCTGATTAAGTTGTTGCGTAAAAGAAACGCCAGTTATAGGTAATTCAGCAACTATTTCATTAGTTAAAAGGTCGGCAAATAAATAACGATAAGTAGTGGTCATTATTTATCCGCCTCGTTATTGTTAAAGAACGATTGTTGCCGCTTCTTCTTCTGTTAAAGGTTCGCCAGCAATAAGTTTTGCTTTTGCAGACTCTTTAATAGTGTTTAAGGCTTCTTCGGCGGCTAAACGTTCTGCTTCTTGTGCCGCAATATTAGCCATATCAATTTCTCTTTGCGCCATTTCTTCATCAGTATAAGGACGTTCAGTAACCACGCCTGTTTCGCAATCTACTTCAATTGCAACTGGTCTATTTTCTGTCATTTTTATCTCCTTATGAGTTCTTTATGCCGTAAAGATACGCCGTACTATACGGCGCAAGTGTTTCTCCACCAAGTGTAAAAGATGTGGTTGGGCTTGTATTATTAACACCGCCAATAGATAAACCCATATACGATTGGCTTGAGCCAACAACACCTGTACCTGAATAAAAATAGTAATATTTATTGGCGGAAGATGTGTATGCAGGAAGATAAATATATCCGTTAGAAAACGCCCCTGCTGAATAACTAGAACTAGACGCAAAACCTGTAAGGTTATTAATTTCGCTTGTTAGTCCTGATTGGCTATTGATTAAAGTCAATGGCGCGCTACCGCTGGTGCCGTTAATAGATACACCGCCACCCACATTTGTGCCAGAGTTAAGGCGCAAAGAAAATATAATCATTAAATCAGTATAAGTTTGAGGAATGGACGAAAAAGTAACGTTAGCAAGAGAATTCACGCCTGCATTTACTGTTGCAATTTTTACAAATGTACCCATTAGGCTCTCGCTATTCCGTATAAAGATATGTTGGTGCCAGCAGAAATAGTCTGTCCGCTTGTAGAGTGCAGGCTTAAACAATTAATTGCGCTGGCAGAACGCCATAATCCTGTAGTGTAAAAAGTATATTGCAACGGATTGCTAAATGTACCAATAGTACCTTTACCAAGAGTTGTAGATGTATATGATTGAAAATGAATTATTATTTGCGTAGGGTAAGTTGCGTTATTACTAACATTTCCAAGAACGCCTGTTGTGTTGTTGTCTTGTCCATCTGTTCCTGTTGATGTTCCATTACCAAAAATTCTTACTGAATTATAAGCAGTTGTTGCAATAGTATTACTTGCACCAACGCGCACATCATAATTTGTAGTATTTGGTTGCATATAAATTACGCATATTAAATCAGTATAAGCCTGTGAAATACTTGTAAATGTATAAGAAGAAGCGGCACTAGGCAAAGTGTAAGTGGCAATAGGGTCGTAAGTTATTGGCATTTAATTACCCCTTAATTCCATATAACGCAAATTGCGAACCTGTTATAAAACTTCCACCTTCGGAAGTAATAGAAATAATGTTAATAGTATTTGTATCATTCCAAAATTGATTCCAGTACCATAAACGAGTTGCGCCTGTGCCGTTAGTTGCGTGACCATTTCTTATGGAAATAGTTTTTCTTTTATTAGCATTTGAATATTCCCATAAATCAATAATGCCTACGGCTGGATATGTATTACCTGCTACCCAAATAACAGGAAAATTATCTGCGCCACCCATACCGCCACCATTTACGGAACTTTGATAAGAAATAATAACCTGCTGATAATAATTTGAACCTGTATCAACAGTTCCATTACCTACACGCCAACGTACGTTTCCTTCAACTGTTTGCGTGACAGAACTTCTAAGTTGTAAATGTGAGTATGTGCTTGGAATACCACTAAATGTAACTGTTGAAGTATTACTTCCTAAAGAAAAAGAAGCAATAGATTCATAATCGCCAGCAGGCGCGACTAATTTAGAAGAAGCAACAACTCCAAGAATAGGCATTAGGCAATATCTCCAAACACATACCAAAGGTCAGTTCCTGCTTTTAAACAAGTTGCCGCGCTATAACGCACACGCAATTTTGGTGCGGCAGAAGTGGCGCCTGTTGATTGAATTGTTGTTGTACCACTTGTTACGGCTTGAATAGTTGTCTGTCCTGCACCTATTTGTAACACGTTTATTTGTGTACCGATTGGAAACGCAACAGAAGCATTTGTTGGAATAGAAAATGTATTAGCGGAACCAACGTCCATTGTTACTACTTGGCTGTTGTTAGCAAGTACAGCCGTATAGGAAGCCGTTTCTGCGTCAAAAGCAAGATTAACTTTTGCGTCAGTTAAAGTTTTATTTGTAAGTGTTTGTGAACCAGTAAGAGTTACAACACCAGTTAAAGTATTACTAGCGGCGTCTATTGTTTTATTAGTAAGAGTTTGTGAACCAGTTAATGTGGCAACAGTAGAATCAATTGCAACAGTTACTGTTCCGCTTGTTCCACCGCCTGTAATGCCTGTTCCAGCAGTAACGCCAGTAATGTCGCCATCACTAGTGATGTAAGCAAGAGAGTTCCACGCTGTTGCGCCATTACCGCACTTTAATTTATTTGTATCTGTTTCAAAGCCAAATTCACCAGCCGCTAAAACTGGATTTGCAGAAACCCATTGCGCGGCAGTTCCGCGTCTTACTTGAATTTGCGTTACTACTGGCATTATGGAGTCCCCCCACTAAAGGTTTGAGTTGCAGTTCCTTCTGGAAAACCGCCTTGATATGGCGCTATGCTATCAAACACACCGCCATCTAGTTCAGTTGGCGCACTTGCTGTGCCTACTGTTGTCCAAGCCGTGCCGTTATAAACCATTAAACCTGTTGTGGTGTTGTAATAAAGGTCGCCAGTTTTAAGAGTTGGCGTATCTATTGCCGTTGCGCTTACAGGCACATTGGTAGGCGTTAATGCTAGGCGGCTCACGAAATATCACCCATTACTAGCCAACTATTTGCAGATAACATCACCGCTGTTGCTGTTGAGTATTGCGCTCTTAATGCTGGCGCGCTCGCTGTTGCGCCTGTTGAAACTACTGTAACGCCTGCGTCGCCAACAATGCTTACCGCGCCTGTTCCCATTCGCGCAACGTTGATTTGAGAGCCTACGTTATACAAACCAGCCGCCAAAGTTACATTTGCCGTGCTACTGGACGTTACTGTTATGAGTTGCCCATCATCTGTGGCAAGTGTTGTATATGCGGCAGTTTTTGGATTAATGCCAATATCAATTAGTGGCGCAGTGAGCGTTTTATTAGTAAGAGTTTGAGTGCCAGTTAATGTTGCCACACCAGTTAAAGTGTTTGACGCGGCACTTATAGTTTTATTTGTAAAAGTTTGTGCAGTTGTTAAATCCGCCGTCACCGCCGTATTAATTGCCAAAGTTACTGAACCGCTAGTGCCACCGCCACTTAAACCAGTACCAGCCACCACAGCAGAAATGTCGCCACTTTCTGGAATGTTAGTTGTTACCAATACGCGCCTATCAGTAATGTTGCCAGTAGTAATGGAAAGAGCGCCAGCCGCTACTGCCACTTCTGCAAGAGCAATAGAGTTTGCTGGCACAGATGGGACAACTGGCGAACCTGCTGGCGTTCCTGCAACAACTTGAAAAATAACATTGTTTTGCGCGCCTGTGTAATAGGCGTCTTGAACTGTCATACAAATTAAATCAATACGCGGATTGGTTGGGTTTGCGGTTGTAATTGCCACAACTGTTGGCGCGTCATTGTAGCCAACATAAGTTCCCATATTTGCCTGCGTTGTTCCAACTATTGCCGCCCAACCGCCTGCAATAATTACTGACATACCGACAGGAGAGTTTTGCGTTACTGCCAAAGAACTTGAATTAATAATGCCTGTTGTAGCCCAAAGTGCTTGCGTAGTTAAGCGGTCATTTTCGGCAGGGTGAGAACCGTTTTGTAACCAACTGGGCGGTGTACGTAGTGTCATTTATTCTCCTAAATATATGCCGAGTTCCACACTACTGTGGCTTGTGTGGTTCCCACAACGGCGCTACCTGCGTCGCCTGTTAAATAGAAAAGATTATTTCCGGGCTGTGCCCAAAACCAATCTCCCGAAATAAGCAGATTACGTGCTGGCTGACCATTTAGCGTGATTAGTTTATTGTATAAATCTATTACTAGGCTATCAGTATCCGTATATGTTCCCGAAAAGTTTAAAGAAAATCCTTGCGTTTGATTGCCGAGAATTGGGTCAGTAATCGGCCCATTTAAAGTAATAACTGGATAAGCGTTAGCCCAACCATTGTTGGCAATAGTCGTGGTAATTTCAACCGAACCGCCGCCATAAACTAAGTTATATGTGCGGTTATAAATACGACCAGTTGCAGGCGTATATGCCAAAGTTGCCGTCTGTTCGTTATTACTAAAATAGGCTGGATTAGGGCAGTAAAACTCCACCATAGAAGTAATCTTGCCGTAAGTGTAATCAGGGTCCACAACGGTCTTTAAGCCTCTTACACGCGCATTAAGGAACTCGGTGTCAGATGGCGGCATTAAGAAATAAAGCGGCGTAGTGCCTGACGTTTGTGGCAATAGATACGATTGAATTGTGTTGTAATTAATCTGCGCCGATACGCCATTAGCCGCAAAAGTGTTAAATATAATTGTAACGGTTCTGCCTGCATAAAAATCTCTGCCTGAAAACATACCATCGGCATAGCCTCTATTATCGTCCTGAACGCGTAATGCAGGTAACGCCTCTAAGCCATCAACTGAAAGAATTTGATAAGGCGAGCCAGCGCCACCAAACGTTAATCCGTTAAATGAAAATGAATATGGTTGCGTTAATGTGACACTCATCTATCTACTCTCGCACCTCTTTGAGCCAACGGCAGAGTTGCCGTTCCGTATTTAATGCCGTTTGTAACAACCGCCTCAATATCTTTTGGATTGGCGTTTGTTTGCGCTGTAACGTTTGTTGTAATGTTTGTGGTGTTATTTGTTGTTTTTGCTCCATTTACGCCAGCAATAACGCCTGACGCAAGACCGCCACCGCCACCAGCCGCATAAATAGGCGCAGGAATAATAATTGGTTTTTCAAGTATGGCTTTTGTAGCGTTAAAGTTGGCTAACATTTTGGTAATTTCAGAACTTGTTGCTTTAGTGGCGTCGCTAATTTTGCCCATTTTATCTTTGAAATCTTTTTCAATTTCTGTAAGAGTATCGTTTAATTCTTTACGAGCGGCTTCGCTTTTTTCTACAAAATCAGCCTGTGCTTCTGCTAAAGATGTAGCCAAATCACTATTTACTTGCGCCACAGCCTCGTTAAACATCTTATTTTCTTCTGCAATAGCCTCTGCCAAGTCAGCCATAGTTGCGGCAATAGCGGCGTCACGTGTTTTTTCCGCTTCTGCCATAGCCTGATTAAATGTTTTATTGATTTGCGCTTGTTGTGCCGTGTATTCGGCGGCTTGTTTTGTTAATGATTCCTGCAAATCTGTTTGTGCTTGCGCGTAGGCTTTATTTAGTTCAGCCGTAGCCAACTTACCGCCTGTGTTCATAGCCTTGCCTAAAGCGTCAAGTCCTGTATCGGTTGTTTTTTCCATCTCCGCGTAAGTAGCCTGTAACTCTTTCATTGTTTCAGGCGTGGCGTTAAGAATAGATTCCGCCAGTTTGTTGCCTACTTCGGGTCCAGCCGCAACAACTTGCTCAATAAATGTTTGGCTAAAGCCGTTTGCTTGGAGAAACGCCGCATTTTCGGCAAGATTTTTAGCGTCACTTAATTTTTGTTTCATTTTTGCCAAAAGTCCATCAACACTTGCCGTGCCTGCTTCTGACAAGCCTTTAAATAAATCTGTAACGCTAAACTCTGTACCTTTTTTGTAAGCGTCACGCAAACGATTAACGGAACTCTCAACAATAGATTGCAACTTTTCGTTACCTTGTTTAGTAAGGTCGGCTACTTTGGCGATATTGTCTTGCTGTGCTTTTAATAAATCTTCGCCTCTTTTGGCATTAAGGTCAGCCATTGTTTCGTTAAATTTATTAGTTGCTTCAATGGTTTTCTTTTTGGCGTCAGCCTCTAACTTGGCAATTTTTTCATTTTTATTTTTTGTAAGGTCAGCAATTTTAGCCGCCGCCGCTTCGTTTAATTTTGTAGTTGTGTTGTTGTAATCTTTTTCAAGTTCCGCCATAGTTTCATTAAATTTGGTTCTTGCTTTGGCAATTTTGTCGTTAGTGTCTTTAATAATTTTCATATAGCCTTCATTGGCTTTTTTAACTGCCGCGCCGCCTTTACCACCATCGCCAACTCCGCCGCCAGTAGCGCCGCCTGTGTTTGGCATATCAGGAATTTTAGGTGTGCTAAATGTTAATTTAATTGGCTTGTTAAGTTTATCTAAACTGCCAGCCATACCTGTGACTTTTTTAGCCGCGCTATCAAAGAATTTACCTACGCCTTCGGTGGCACTTTCTAAACCGTTAAGTGCTTTCTTGGCGTTATCGTTACCCAGTAACGCTAATCCTTTAAGTAATAATTTAAGTGGGCCAGTAGCAATTTTTAGTAAGCCAACCGCTAAATCGCCGACTACGCCAATCAAAAATCCCAACGCCATTACGCCAACTTTGCCAATTTGTATCATCATTTTGCGGAAAGTTTCTGATTTATTCCAAAGTAAAACCATTGCGCCAATCAGTAAAACAACGCCAGCAACTACCAACCCAATTGGGTTTGCCGTTAATGCCGCATTAAGTTGTAACTGTCCTGTAGTTAAAAGAGTTTGAACTGTTTTTGCTACTCCCGAAATAACCGCCCACGCTTTTGTGGAAGCGGCAACTATCTTTATTGTTGCGTTATATGCCGCCAAAGCAATTGTTACTGTTACAACAGCGCCAGCCAAATAAGAAAGCCAAGATGAATTCTGCTTTACCCACGAAACTGTTTTTGTAATCAAGTCTAAGAACTTTTGCAGATATGGCATAAGAGTTGTGCCTAGTGTTTCTGCAACGTCAGCAAACTTTTCTTTAGTTACAGCCAATTGACCCGCAAATGTTTTTGTATATGCAACAGCCTGTCCGCCAATACGTGCATTTAATTCACCCATTGCTTTATCAATGGCTTGCGCTTTAGGCAAAGTCGTATCTAAAGTAACGCCCATTTCTTTAAATGCTTTTGCGCCGCCCATACTTGCTTTGGACAAAATGCTTGACGCGTCAGCAAGCGAAATATTTTTAACGCGAGCCAAGTCGGCAGATGTGGCAAGCAACGCCTGTGCTTGGTCTAAATCGCCAGTTGCCCTAAACAGCACATCAAAACCAGCCGCCGCTTCTTCGCCGCCAAAGCCTAAATCAACATAACCGCCAGTTAAATCTTCAACTCTTTTGCGCGTTTCTGCCGTATTAACGCCAAAGTTGGAAAGAGTTACGCCTAGTTTATTAAGGGCTTGCTCGGCTTCATTGGCTTCTTTAATGCCAAAAGCGGCAAAACCTACAAACGCCGCGCCCATAGCAAGAACGCCAGCAGTAGCAATTTTACTTGCTTTATCTATGCCTGAAATTTTGCCGCCTGCACTATCAGCCGACTTACCCATCTTGTCCAGTTCGCCATCAACTTCTTTAAACTTTGCGATGGCTTGGTCGGCAATAGCCTTAATTTCAAATACGGCTGGTGGTAAGAAACTTGCCATTATTTACCACCTAACGCCATATGCTTTTGCACAATTCTAGGGGCAATAAGCCTAAATTTGGCATAAGCAGGCGACATATAAGGGAATTTTTGTCCTCTTGTCCAAGTTGGTGCGCCGCCCATTTCTACTGCGCGTCCGTAAATCATTGTTGGTCCAACGATTGCTTCATACTTGGCAAACCCAACATTATATTTTTCGCCGCGTATAGAACGGCGCAAATTGCCTGTTCGGTTCATAGGTGGTTTTCCTGATGTGGCGCGCTCGCCTTTTGGACGTCTGCCGACTATCTCGGCTTTAGCCAATTGAATTAGAGTTGTCATCATCTCGTCACGTGTGGCACGTGCGCCATCGTCAATTGATTTGCCAGCCTTTTTTGTGGCTTCTCGCACCAATTTCAGATTACTGGTTATCACTTTCCACCTTTTTCACTATCGCCGAGATTGCGAGCAACCAATCCAAAGTGCCTGCTGGTTGCTCATCAACCTCTAACGGTGTCCAGCCAAATTCTTTAGCACAGACATAGTAAAGCCATTCTTCATCGGGATAAGTAAAGGCTTCGTGGCGTTCGCCGCCTTCAAGTATCCATTTTAATCGTTGGAGTCGCCGAAAGGGCTTTCGGTATCCTTTGCACTCTCGTCAGTTTCTTGCGTTTGTGGGAACAAAACTTTTTGCGCCGCTTTAGTATGTTCCGTTAGAGCGTCATAATCAGCCATTTCCATTTCGTCAATAGATGAAATGCGAATAGACGGAATTATTAAATCCAACGTCCAAGATTCAACGAGAACCGCAATTAAGCCGTCAGTAAGGGACAACGCTTGCATAATGCCTTCTTTGGCGTTAGAGGCGTTGGCGAATATCTTTCGGCGGTCTTTAACTCTTAGCGTAGATGGGTCACGTAGAACTACCTCTGCGCCACTTGGTAACTTAACTGTTGTACTTGCCATTTTCTTTTCCTTCCATCGGGGTGCCTTCCGATTTTAACTTAAAAAAGGTACTAAGGGGCGAGAGAAAGGAAGGCGTTTTCTACGACCGCCCCTTAGTACTTCTATTCTGACCTTACGCGTAAGTGCCAGAAGCCTTTGCGTTCTGCAAAACCCATTTAATTGGCGCGTAACCACCGCTTGCGCCGTCATCTGTGGTATTTGCCTGTGCGTTGAACTCAATTGCAACAGATACAAAATCATCTCCACGTTCAATGACCGCCGCTGTATAGGCGCCCTTTGTAATTGTGGCTTGAATTTGTACCAATGTTGCACCTGAACCATATTGCCAGTTAAGAACAATGGCAGGCTGTGTGTTGTTAAGGAAATTAATTAACTGTGAATCATTTTCCATTACAAACTTAACGTTACCTGTAACTTCAAGTGCGCCAAGAAATACCTGATATGGATTCTGTGTGTTAGAAATTCCATAAATAGGTGTAACGCCACGTGTCATTTCAATTGAACCTTCCATAGCAGTTGCTACGGCAGAACCGCCAATTGAAACTGTGCCGCGCCAAACTGGTGTTGGCAATACGGTTGAGAAAGTTGGTGTTGGGTCAGCAACTGTGCTGGAAGCCCAACCAGTTGTTTTAACGTCATATTCCAACATTCCGTCCGCATTAAACTTCAATGAGAAGTCCGAGAACTGGCAACCAGGGTATGAACGCACATCAACGGCATAAAAGTCGGTGAGTGTGTAAGAGATTGGCTGAACATCTACATCACTTGTCAGGCTGTTTAGCAAACTGATGGTGTGAGTGTATGGCGCTGACGCACCAGTTGTTGCAACTGAACCTAAAAGACCAGCAAGTCCATATCCAATAGTGTCGGCAAATACAGCGCCGCCAAAATCAAATGTTGAACGTGTGCGACCTTGAATATAGGCATAATTTACAACGTTAGAGCCACGCAAGCCTGTATCGTAAAGTGGGTCCACAATATCTACTGGCTTTAATGAATCTTTTGCAACTGGGATAAAATCTGTTGGCGCAACAATTGTGCCTTTGGTTGCTTCTTTGGCGATTCCTATATAGGAACGAACGGAATTTTGTACGGACATTTATTCACTCTCCTGCGGTAAGTCTGTGGCGACAGACGTTGTTGTTGGCTTGGCTATTTTTGTTGTTAATGAAGTGCTAGGCACAACATCGGCGGCAACAAAATCATCGGGTGCTTCAAATTCTTCGCCGGGCTTTACGACAACGCCAAGCGAAGGAAACACACGTTCATCTGTTCCATTATATTTATATTTCATTGTTTCTCCTTATGCTTGTATCATCTGCGTTACAGCAAACTGCAATTCGGCAAACGTTTCCGTTGCGCCTTCTTTGCTAGTACTTGGCTCACCATAAAAGGCGTCAATAATTGGCTCTGCACCCTGCCAAACTAAGGTGCCACTTGTGTCACCAAAGTTGTGGTCGGAACGTAGCCGTTCTTTTATGGCGTCAATAAGTGTATCAAAATCGTCCATCGCCGCCGTTGAGTCGCGGTGTAGGGAGTGTTGGAATATTTGTAATACAACGGTGTAATCAATTCTTTTCCAGCCGCTATGAGAGCCGCCAATTGCAAGGCGTGTTTCTGTTTCTTGTTGAATAAATACAACGCAGGCAGACCGCGACATTTGCCCTACTTGTGCATTAACTTGAAAATTAATGTTTTTGGGAAACGAAGTCCATACTTGATTTAAAGTTGCAATTGGCGGATTGGCAATAAAACTTGATAATTGCGCTCGTACGGCGGAACGACCTGTAAGTGTTGCCATTAGCGTACTCGGCGATACAGGCTGACCATCTCCAAAGCAAGAGCAATTTCTGAGCCGTAACGCTCGGCGCCTGTAATGTTTCCGCTTGGATTAACTGTTACTTGCATTGTCATAGAACTATCGCCACGCATTTTAATAAACGCCGTTGTAACAAGGATTGCAGCCTCTTTAATGGCGTTTGGCAGATTACCAAAGGTTGTGCCTGCGGCGTGGTCATAGAGCAACGGAGAGGCTAGTGTGACGGTTGTGGCGCCGTATGTGTAACCACTTGCAACATAAACTAATTCTGATTTTGCGCCGTCATAAATGCGTAACGCTTGACCTGCCACAATGCCAGTTGGGTTGGCAACTGTCATAGAACTTGCGCCTGCCACAGCCACCGCAATTGGATTATTAACGTATCCCGAAGTGTATGTGTATTGGCAATAAATTTGGTTGTAGTTAGAGCCGCCGCCACCAAACGAAAGTGGTCCTTGTGATGACCAAGTAAGCGACATTTGGCTAACTGGAATAATAATTTGCTGTGATTCAAACCAGCACAGAGATGGGTCAGGAATTGTGTATAACTGATTTGGCGCCATTCCATAAGAAAAAGATTCAAGAGCAATAATTGGATTTTGATTTGGGTGTAACGAAATAAATCCGTTAGGCATAAAACGTGTGCGCTGTGTTTCTGTTTTACGTGTAGCGCACAAATTTTGGTTTAAATACTCATCAAGAAATGATGACGCTCGCAAAATTACACGGCTAAGTTCGGCTTCTTGCGCGGCACTATTACCGCCAACAACCAAATTTGTGTAATCAACAGAAGTGGGCGCGTTTAAATATTCAGCCGCAGTTAAGTATGGGCTTTCAAAAAACGTGTCCGTATTTAAACCGATTGCCATTATTCTCCATCTCTAGGCGTTGTGCTGTTGTTATGACCGCAACGGCTACACAAAGCAAACCAACTGCCAAAACCACACTCTAAACAGGTGTAGCCAAGACTTTCGCCGCCAACAGTTGCACCCATTAGTGACGCTTCAAAAAAACCCTCTGCCTTCAATCGTTTGGCGTGTGTTGGATTATCAACTGTTATAACGCCTTTTTTATCAGGGTTATATGAACGCACACCGCGCTCTGTTGTAATGTCCACGCCTTTAACGCCGCCATCTGACGCCAATAATCTTCCCATTTTTGCTTCCTTTAAGTTAAAAAAGGTGGCGCGCCCACTATATGACGCGCCACCTTCCTTGACGGATTACTTTGGTGTTTCGGTTGGAGTAACCATTACAGCCGTTGTCATTGTGGCAATTGTGCCGTCAGGCAAAGTTGTCTGACCGCCACCGTGACTATTTGCTGGTTGATTGCAACCACATACTAGACACATTATGCAGAAACAATTCCTGATACTGCGCCGTTCCAAGCAGGAGCGGTACAGAAGAAAGTTCCACGGAAGTAAGTGGAAAATTCATACTGGAACTGTGTTACAGGCCATTGGATTCCCATATAGTCCTGAACCATAAAGTTTGACCAAACATCTGATACCTCTGTATCAGGAATTGGCAAAGTGTATGAGAGAACTGGAGAAACGCCCTGTGGCAACCAAGGGTGAACAGTAAGTGGAACCATCTTGCCTGTGATTTCATTGTAAAGCGCACCAATTGTTGCGCCGCCAATGTAATCGCCAGCCTCTGTTTGTGTGAGGTTTAGACGGTAGTTTGCTGTTGAGCCGTTCTTAATTGCGTCTGACAACTGCTTGCGGTCTGAACCATTGATAAGAATTTCATCAGGGTCAGCCTTAACATCATTGTAGAGATTATAGAAAACGGTCTGATATTCAGTACCAGGGTTTGATGTGCTGAAAGTGCTGTTGATGGTGTTGTTGTAACCTGAATTTGCACCAAGAACAGTAGGCAGAATTCCGTCATAGCCAGTTGCATATGCAGATGTATCTGCGTTTGCGCGTGACGCGGCGGCGCCTGTTGTTGT